TCACTTTAAAAAGGGCGGACATCAGCCAGCAATGAAAACTGATGCCGCCAAAGGTACAAATCAACATGGAGTGTTGTAGCGGGGTTGTCACTTAAGCGTATGGTCAACCTGACAACCCGGCGCATTTTCTGGAGCAATGGAGGAAACCCCAGCCATACTTACCGCCGCGCCATTTCGCGGATTGCCACAACCGGAAGCGCACGGTCGAATTAAATTTAACGACACTACGAACTTCGCCGTGCACTTTCGTGTTGTGTGCCTGCTTTTAACCACGTCAGGCGAGGTGGTTCCTGTCATTCCCCAACAACAAGAAATTTGTATAATCCGGATACCCCAACAACGAGAAGAGTGCTCAACGTGATAGCAGAACTGTCAGCGGCTATGGCTGCGATAAAGGAGACAGCTGGCCTCGCAAAGGTTATTAATGACGCAAAAACGGATGCAGAAGTTAAAGCCGCAACTATTGAACTTCAGAACAAACTAATCACGCTTCAGGCGGAGTGCTTCTCTCTTGGCGATGCGATCCGTCTTCGTAACGAAGAGATAATGCTTCTCAAAGCAAAAATTGCAGAATTCGAAAACTTTCAGATTCAGACTGAAGGTTATGTTCTTAACCAACTCGAATCGGGTGCTTTTGTATACTCGAAGGAGGAAACGGTGAATGGAGGCACTGTTACTATGCATCTTTGTCCAAAATGTTTTGGACAAAAGACAGTATCTATACTCCAGCCATTCCCGGTTAGCGAAGATGCGCCTTTTCATGAAAGTAAGTGTCTCCACTGTGAAAACAAGTTTCTGATGAACAAAAATCCGGATTACATACCGCTGTCTTTTGATGAGATAGCGAGAACACTGGGCAGTAATCCGTAGGTTATTGCTGTTGTGGATATCCAGATTGTTAAAGAACATGCCGGATTCTTATCCGTGTCCGGCGCACGACCAAACGCTGTCACGTGTGGTCTCCATTCTCAACCAGTAACCTCAATGGAGGATAAAATGCCAAACAAGCCAATACATCCGCTTATTGAAAAACAGATTGAATGCCTAGTTAATCAACTCAGGCAATCAGGGTTATTAAAAACTCATTCAGAGCTAGGGCTCACAGAATCGGCATTCGACGATAAATTAAATAATGCGCTTTATAATGGCATCATTGATTACAATCGTGGCGCTGGTCGTCGTGGCCCTGCTGGTACAGCTTTGTAATTACCAGTTAATCCATAGCGGATAGTGTTCAGCATAAATATAACTATACACATCCAGGTTGTATTTGCGGTCTGTCCTTAGCAGGTCGCAAATACAGGCCGCAGCTTCCAGGGCAGCAGCTTTGTTGCTGAATAACCATGTAGCAACATTCCAGCGATTATCTGTATCCCACTCTTTTGCGAGAGTTGACACCACGAAGGAGCCGTTGGTATTGCCATCAAATACTTCCGTTTCCAGATTTTTACGTAATGCCTGGTGAATTCTTGCCAGATATTCAGTCGGAATTTCGCCACGAATTCGGATAAGGTTGTCATAAACAAACATGTTCCCCGCATATGGCGATTTTTCTTTCCTGCATTTTAAGCCAGCATCACGGGTAAACTGGTCAATTTCTTCTTCGGTTTGTTTCGTATTGATGTTTTGCGTTATCGTTTCTGCAATGGGCTTTGCTTTATTTTCTACACAATGATTGTTTGTGAACGAATCTGAATACAGTCCGGTAAAAGAATTGCGGACATGATTTGATAAATTTCTGATGAACACCTTATCTACTAATATCATTGGGTTCCGCGCCAGTTGCGAGCGAATCACATCAGCGGCCATTTCCTGTATTGGTAGTGGTAAATCTTTAAATTCCATCGTCAGCCTCATCAGTCAGTGTTTCTTGCTAACCAGCGACGTGCGCCAGATTCGGTTTTAAACGTTTTGCTTTTGGTATACGTCATCGCGGTGAACGTACCGTCCTGGTTGGGGAACACGCCGCACACCAGAGATTCACTGTTGCCAAGATCGATAGTATCCATGTTGACCTCATTTCCCCTTAACGCTGGGGTAGCGGAACTGTTTGCTGAGAACACCGTGCGGTGTCTTGATGAGTAGAATTTAGAATAACCTAAGAATTGCGGTCAAGCTTTTTATGTAGAAAAACCTAAGTTTTTTGATGTAAAAAACACAAGTATTTGAAAGTTTGTGCTTTTTATTACAGGGAGTGGCGAAAAAAGGGGGGTTATTTATTTGCGCTTCTTTTGCGAGCTTTGAGTAGTTCTTCAAAAAGTTTGTTGAAATTCTCAACTCGAGCACGCATCTCTGACAACAGAGCCTTTTGCTCTGACTCAGGCAGTGCGTCGAACAGTTGAAGCAACTCTTTTTGATCTTCTGTCAGATTGACTGGCTGATTATCTGGGATCGGTTCGCCTGGTTGCTTATCTTCATCTCCAAAAAGAAGCCAAGTCGGCGAGCACTGAAGCGCCTGGCTCAGTGCGAATAATCTCTTCCCCGCTGGCTGTGTTTCATCTCTTTCCCATTGAGAAATTGTTACGTGAGCCACTTTGACCAGCTTACCTAATGCGGCCTGAGACAGTTTTAATTTTTTACGCCTGTATAAGAGGCGAGCACCGAAGGTTTCGTTTTTCATATTAGGTAATTCTAATTTTTCTTGACTTAGGTTTCTCTACGATCTAGTTTCCTTAGGAAAATCTAAGGAGTTCGATATGTTGAAAATTGATGCTATAGCGTTTTTTGGCAGCAAAACAAAGCTTGCCAATGCCGCAGGAGTTAGGCTGGCAAGCGTTGCTGCATGGGGGAAACTGGTTCCTGAAGGTCGCGCGATGCGCCTGCAAGAGGCATCCGGCGGGGAACTTCAGTACGACCCCAAAGTTTATGACGAATATCGTAAGGCAAAGCGGGCGGGGCGGTTGAACAATGAAAATCACCCCTGAACAGGTTTGTGAGGCTCTGGATGCCTGGGTATGCCGACCAGGAATGACACAGGAGCAGGCGACGATATTAATCACGGAAGCATTCTGGGCTCTGAAAGAACGCCCGAACATTGATGTTCAACGCGTCACGTTTGATGATGGCGCGGTTGATCAACGGGCACTGGGCGTTAACCGGGTGAAGATATTCGAACGCTGGAAAGCTATCGACACCAGGGATAAGCGTGAAAAATTCACGGCGCTGATTCCGGCAATTATGGAGGCTATCCGGATCAGTGATTTCAGGTTGTATCGTGAAATTACTGACGGAAAAAGCATTACGTACATGATCGCCGGGTTAAACAAAGAATATGGCGATGTGGTGGAGTCCGGGCTGCTTTTTGCGGATCCAGCTGTTGTGGAACGTGAGACTGACGAGCTTATAGAAAAAGCTATTGCTTTCAAGCATGCGTATCGTCAGCAATACAAACATTACTTTGCAGATAAACAAATATCTGTCTGGGGTTCGTATGAGTATCGATGCACTACGATGGGCTAAAAAGGTGAAAACCGGCAGTTCATCCAGTAAGTCAGTATTGACCTGGCTTGCTGATATGTGCGGTGCCGATTTGTGTGCATACCCGTCTGTATCTGCACTGGCAGAAGTAACGGAACTGAACAAAAAGACTGTGCAGGACAGCTTACGACACCTGATGGAGATTGGGTTAATTGTTGATACCGGTGAGAGAAAAGGCCGAACAAAGCAAATTGTGGTGTACCGACTTATCGGTGTAGAAGAAAGCGTTGCCGAGCCTGAATACACCCAAAAACGGGAGTCTTTAAAGGTGAGTAAAATTGGTGCTGTTAATAAAAACAGTACCGAAAATGGTTATGTTTCAGCACAAAACAGACCCAAAAACGAAACTCTTAGTTGCATGGAAAATAACCAAAGACACCCAAATTTTCCATCAAAGACACCCAAAAACGGATCACGGAACCCAAAGGAACCCAAAGATCTAAACCCCACACATAACGCACGCGAGAGTGCTCCGACCAGTGAGCAGGAAGTTTTGTCGTTACAGGCAGCACCCCCTGTATTCCTGGATGGCCTGAGCGAACCCATCGGAAAATTTCCGATGACCGATAGCTGGTATCCGTCACGGGATTTTCGACGACGTGCTGCGTTGTGGGGGATGGCTTTGCCGGAGACAGAATTCACACCTGCTGAACTTGCCGCCTTCCGGGACTACTGGGCAGCGGAGGGGAAAGTGTTTACGCAGATTCAGTGGGAGCAGAAATTCGCCCGTCACGTAAATCACGTCAGGGCGCAGGTTAAACCAGTCAGCAAGGGGGTAAACCATGCAGCAGCACCAGGTGACACCGCATCACGGGCAGTTCAGGAGATTCGGGCAGCACGTGAGCAGTGGGAACGTGAAAACGGATTTATCAGCGACGGAAACGGCCTGGAAGCTGTGGGAACTCATGGGGGAGGTTTATTCGAACCGCTGGATCCAGAAGAACGGGGCCGCACCTTCGAAGCTCTGGATTGCACAGATTGGTGCGATGACTGAGCAGCAAATCCGACAGGTCTGCCGCCAGTGCATGGACCGCTGCCGGGCGGGTGAAACATGGCCTCCGGACCTGGCTGAGTTTGTGGCGCTGATTTCTGAAAGCGGAGCCAATCCATTCGGTCTGACGGTGAATGCCGTGATGGAGGAGTACCGCCGCTGGCGCAACGAGTCCTGGCGATACGACGGGAGCGATAAATACCCGTGGTCTCAGCCTGTGCTGTATCACATTTGCCTCGAGATGCGTTCAAAGGGGATTGAGCGGCAGATGACCGAAGGGGAGTTAAAACGGCTTGCAGAACGGCAGCTGACGAAATGGGCAAAGCATGTTGGTGACGGCTTCAGCGTTCCGCCCGTACGGCGGCAACTGGCAGCACCAAAACGCCCGTCGGGGCCAACACCAATTGAGTTGCTGAAACAGGAATATGAACGCCGGAAAGCGGCTGGTTTTGTTTGAGTTGATAAGTAATTTTACCGGGAGGAAATTTTAATGGAGACTGTTTTTGACGCACTGAAAGCAATGGGAAAAGCCACGTCGGTAGAACTCGCTGCGCGACTTGATATCAGTCGTGAAGAAGTGCTGAACGAGCTGTGGGAACTGAAAAAGGCTGGCTTCGTTGATAAAAGCGTATACACCTGGCGTGTGGCTGATAACAACGTTCAGCAGGAACAGCCAGCGCTGGCAGAACTGCCGGAAGAAACTACCACGGCAACAGTCGCTAAAATTTCGGAGAGCGATTTAACTGCGACGATTGAACAACGTGGACCACAAACGGCGGATGAACTGGCTACGCTGTTCGGTACCACATCCCGCAAAGTGGCTTCAACGCTGGCAATGGCAATCAGCAAAGGTCGTCTGATTCGTGTAAACCAGAACGGTAAATTTCGTTACTGCATACCGGGTGATAATTTACCAGCAGAGCCGAAAGTTGAATCGGTAGCGGAAACCGATGGTAAAGCCTTTCCTCAGCCAGCAGGTGTTGCGTTACCAGTACAGGAAGCTGCAACACAGGAAGATATTAAAACAGAAACTGTGGCTGATATTGTGCAATCGTTGCCATCGTTTACTGAAACGCGAGCGGATGACCTGGTTTTACCATCGCTGCATATGGCAAACCGCGAATTGCGTCGGGCGAAAAGTCATGTCCAGAAGTGGGAGCGAGTCTGCGCCGCGCTGCGGGAGCTGAACAAGCACCGGGATATTGTTCGACAGATTACTGATTTTTCCCGCCGTGTTGCATCGGAAAAGTGATTGCCGGAGGCGCTTATGGCAAAAGTATTTACACAAGAAGAGCGGGAAAAAATTAAGGGGCAGATTGTTGAACTTGTACGTCTGAGCGGTCGCGAGACGTTACGGCAACTGGAAGCGAAAACAGGTGCGACAAGATATCTGATGAGTGTTCTCGCCAGAGAGCTGGTTGCCAGTGGCGATGTATACAATTCTGGCTACGGGTTATTTCCGTCTGAACAGGCTCGTAAGGACTGGCAAAACGCCCGCATAAAACTATCGAGGGCAAAGGCGAAGAAACCGGTTATGGTTGATCCGGACCTTATCTGGTCATTACCAGACGGAGAAATACGCCGCTACGACAGGCGTCAGAACATGATTTGCCGTGAGTGCCGGGAAAGCGAAGTTATGCAGC